CCCAAGGCATAGAGAAGCAATGACCGAGACTTTCAATCGTCGCCAAGCCAATGGTTAGTCAAACCAAAGACACCCGCATTTACATTCGATCTTCACACCAACCTGCACTCATCACTACAACCCCACAGTGTTAAAGCGTAAGCATGTATCCAGCCCCACGGACAATAGATGTGCAACGGCCTTCACAAACCGCTGCCAAACCGTCCGAAGCTTCAGGATTCCGCTTCCAGTTAATCTCACCACCACTTCGCCCGCTTTGACTCCCTCTCGGAAGCCGGCGCAACGTTTAGCACGCGAGTACGACTGGAGATACCAACCCATCCGCTCCTTTCGGAAATTTATACATTATCATCGATAGTTAGCCCTTTTAACAGGGCAGCTTTGCGATTACAAACCCACACAACAACAATCGTGACGCAGCAAGACAATTAACAGGTGGCATCCCTGAACCATCACTCGCAAACACATTCGTCCGAGGTTTCTTCGCCACCGACCCTACTACGAAAGATCCGTACCGCAGCTTACGCACGCGGATCTAATATCTTTTAACATACGTTCACATCTGACGACATGGATGTGAAAACACTAACACCACGTAAACGCACTTATTCGCACAATACGCGCTTAGTGAACACAACCAAAATGACATTTGAAATAAACCGCCCGGGCAATCACACTTAAGTGAAACATGACCGCATTTCGACTTGAGTTAGCACATTGCACCCTCTAATCGTTCCCGGCGTATAGGGGCGGGTGAAACCCGCCTATTTTTTATTCGCGTTGACTCCCGCCGCCCCAGCGTCAACAGCACTTGCTGCAAACGCAACTGTGGGCGCGACGGAACGCTCCGCAGGACTCGCACGCGCAATAACCGAAGTCTTCTTGCACGTGGGACAGGTGTATGTGTCACCCGCAACTTCCCCTGCTTGTCCGCAGCACGTAAAAACCCGTCTGAGCTCGTCCTTCTGCGGTAATGAACGAGATCGTCGCGTAGACTTACCGCGTAATATCTGTCTGATCTTACGCTTGTCTTCAGCTGTGAGTTCGCGCATCGGACGCGATTTCCCATCAATGCTGGCATAAAATTCGGAATCCGAGCCAGAACCTTCATCTCCCGTTTTCCCGTCGGACGATGAGGCGGCCGTCGCTGAGACGACCTGCAATGAACCTGAAGTACTCACATTGGCGGCATGCGTAGCCGCTGAGTTAATAATCGTCGAGTTTATGTTCCCGCCACTTCCAATGACGAGATTGTTTGAAGCGCTGTTATCAGTGATCGAAGTTTTCAATTGACCACTCGCACCAACGGAAGCCGCAACAGAACCCGAACTGTCGTAAAGCGTCATTTTCGCGGCACCGCCGGAAACACCCATTTTCACGACTCCGGCGGAGTCGCACACTGTGGTGAGCTGTTGCCCATTCGTCCCGACGGTCACAAAATCACCGCTCGGACCACAGACTTGAGAGGACAGCGCCCCATTTGTACTGACTGCAACCGTTCGAGATGCACCCGCATCGGTAATCGTGGCATTAATGTTTCCACCCGAGCCAACGATAAGCGAGTTTGTACCTGCCGAACTGCAAATTGACGTCTTAAGCTGACCGGTAGCACCGACTGCAACGGGAGTAACACCCGTAGTATCATAAGCCGCCGTTCGCAGAACGCCTGCAGCTGTGATCGGTATCGAGTTTGCACCAGTCGGATCGTAAATCGCGAACTTTCCGACTCCGTTTGACGTGATCGCGAGCGGGTTACCGGTGCTCGGGTCATAAACCGACGAGGCGATATTGCCGCCCGTGGTTTGTGTGAAAGAAGCTCCGTTATAACCACTAACCCCCGCACCACCAACCTTAAGAGAATTGTCGTAATTTCCTTGAACGACATACCCGCCAACTCCCGAAGTAACACCGGTGGTGCTTTGCTCAACACCCATCGGAGAAGCACCGACGTACACGTCCGCGCCTGCAGCACCCGTAATCGAATCTCTTAACGCCGTGTACGCAAACACAGACGCCGGAGACGTCGTCCGAGGGTTCATACCGCCACTGACACACAAAGGTACAGCAGCGGCAACGGAGGAACCGTCGGGTGAAAACACGACAGCGTCATTCTTCGTATATACTGGTGTCTTCGAGTCTGATCCGAGAATTCGCACGTCCTGAACGCCACTCGTGCCACCGGCGGCACACGAGAGGACTCCGGTGCTCGAAACCGAAGCTGCACTTGCGAGCCCATTGACGCGAGGATCCAGCGCAATGGATTTATCGACGATAACGACAGGTGTGACAGACATCGCGACGTCAGCGGTTGTTTTCACATCGTACTTGTCGATAGGGAATTTCTTCGCCATGTCTTTTCGGACAGCGTTTCTGAAATTTACCATCATTTGCGCAACATATTTAATCTTTTCGTACGCTTTACGCTCACTCTGATCGAGAAAATCAATATTTGCTTCATAACGTTCAACCTCCGCTAAAAGAGCAGGGAGAAAACGCGGATTTACGAGGTAAGGCGGTTCCTCGACCTTTTCTCCCATGCGTTTACGAGCGTGGTACTCTTCGTGTTTGAGAGCGAGCTGTCCGGCATGATGAGCCATAACAGCATCAGCGGCATTTTCGATCGACCCGCGTACAAGCGCGAGAGGCGTTTTCCACCCACGAACCTTAATACGGTATTGAGTTTGAAACTGACCGAGCTGAGTCGATGCAGTACACGCCTGTGGATAAGCGACGACAGCGAACTGATAACATTGACGTATTTCAGCAACGACAGGAGCGGTACTGATGGTCTGCGAAGATGCATACACCTTAAACCATTCCTGAGGTTTTCGCGCCGTCTTATGGTTGTAAGTAAGCCTCATCGGCTTCTCCTGATTATAAACCGGCGTCACCGCCTTAATCTTAAGAGAGTCGATAAAGTCAACACTCACAGACTGCCCCGACGCCACCAACTGCGCAGCGTCCTCGACAATGCCTGTATGAATGAGACCGGGCGTATTCTGCGTGCCCTGAAGCATATCAATCCACAAAACGAAAAGTTCGATATCGTATTCCTCCCAATTCTGCATTTCTGCGGCCGCAGCAGCGCCTAACGTAAACCCATTCATTCGAATCGTTTGAAGGGTCCCGTCCAAACACAGCGTCGGTGGTGTCGCAGCATCGGTGGTAAGGGTTGTACCTTGCCAATTCCCGACGAAAAAGAAAACGGCTTCATCGAGTCCGTTCTTTCCTTTGCCACGTGACACCTGATGGAACACGTTTCGACGTTTTGACATAGCGTGTGTATCGTCGAACACACCAGCGTAACCCGGTTTCGGACCGGGAACACGAACGGGCTTATTCGCGCGCGCGATCGCCGCCGCAGCGGTTGTAGC